CTCGTCATCAACACAGGGAATGTAAGATCAGTTAGTCTGACAGGTGCATATACCAGCAGTCTCTCATTCTATTGCTATTATCATCACAATAGAATGATTCGTGTTACTCTGATTCGATCGGTTTGGATCGACAATATTAAGAGTAAGCATCAAAGACAACCAGTAACTTGTTGTACTGTTCAGTGGCGGAGGAGATTTTATTCGACTCTGGCCCCTAACTTCAACATACTGTATTTAGTGTTGACGGCTCGCGAGGTCCCACGATGTTATGGAATTAGCATGGACTGACGGATGTAAATCTCGTCCATACTTTGTCTTTTCCGAAAGACATTAATTTCCCAAAACCCATGACACGCATACCAGTAGCCTCTGGATTATTAATATCATCTGGCTTGACCCAAACTATCTTATCGATACGTTTAAGCCAATCATGATACATTTCTTTCCACTGCTGAATTACTTCAGTAGAATCAATTACGGAAAGATCTATACCAAAGCCAAGATTTGATTTTATGGTTCTACCATAAATATAATCTTCGGTCTTAGAGGTGCTAAGTGTCATTGGAACATCTAAGGCGTCATAGACGTCTGATATCTGCGAGTTTGTCTTTTCACAAAATGCCTGACCGGGTTGTCTCAACCAAGAAAGCTTGACTAGATCGCGTCGCGTCTTTTGACACGTACATGCAATCATTGTCGCAATCTTTTTATGATGCAGTGAAACTTTCGTATCACGTAACATCGGGAGACCTAAACCACCTAAGCACTTTGGCAGACACCAAGAAACATCAGGAAGAAGCTTCAAGATAGGACGAGCATAACGATAGGCACGCGCGAGTAAATTCTCACGCATATCGTCATCCCATCCATCTATCAACTCTAATAGACGGCCTTCTAGTGTTCCACCTCTCATCAAAGCATCACCGACAAAAAGATCAGTACCTTTAGTTCTTTCGGTACTGTCATGTCCAGTGATATGAACTAAGTTCATTTTAACAAGAGGAACGGGCTTCACGGAAACGTCTTCGGTTGAAAGATGCCATTGTCCACAGTCATATAGTCGTGAATTTATCACGCCCCATCGTCGAGAGATATAATTCTTTCCGATTGAGGGACTGAGACCAGCCATCGTAACATTCCGTACCCACGTTTGATACTGACCATCAGGAATGGTGAAAATAACATCATCACCATTAACCAGTAACGCATCATCAAGAATCGTAATAGTTTTCTCAAAAGCACGTTCCATAGAGAAACGTGTTACTGCATAATTTATAATGCATAAAATTGGAAAACTTAAAAACGAACCCATCAATTGTCCCCATTTCTGGAGAAACAATTGTTCATGGTCGTTAAGATTCTTGATGTCTTGTCCAGCAAGTCGTGCACCGATCGTGAAGATGTCCTCTACGGGAGCCTTACCATAAATACGAAAGTATTCATTACGTAATGTGCCCTCCATGTCGTGCATCCGACCAGTTAGTTTCCACTTCTTGTAGTTACCGGGATTGTCGTCAATGATGTGACCAGTTAAACACTGTTTGAGATTTACAGCGTCTTCGAAAGGAATCTTCCAAAGACGTACTATCTCATCAAGTGCAGCGTTGCAAAGAACAGGATGTAAATTATCCGTTGCAGCCGAATAGTCACCAGAGACAATCATACTAGACGTCAGCGTAGACTTCCCCCATCTAAGAATACGATTAATATCCTCATTCTGAAGAGGTCTACCCGTGAGTACGAAAGCATTTGAAAGCTGAAGCAACTTCCAAAAGAATGGTTGGTAATTGTGAGCATGTTGGTAAGGTATCGCTTCACCTTTAGATATGATACGAATCTTGAAAGGTTCGGGAATCGGTTCTCTACGAACTAGGACCTTCGAACCAAAGTCATATCCAAAATCAGAGAAATCGCCGGGCCTCTTGTTCTTCGGACGCATGAGCTCCGTGAGATCGTCATCATCGAGTACACCATAAATGGGTACAGGTTGACAAAATCGGTCTTTACGTTGAGCATAGCATAGAAGAATCCTAGGCGCCAGGTCGGAGATTAACTGTTTCGCGAAACCGCAGTGATTTAGAAGATAACCAAGCGATCCACCTTTGGATCGAGCTTGTTCGTAACAAGCACTTAAACTTGGTATCACCTCACGTTTCGGACACAGACCGAGCTTTCCATTAGCTCTAATCTCTTTATTTCTTTGATCAGCAGCACTAATAGCCGTGTCGTAGGTCGGTGTGGGATTGGTTGACAGAAAATGTAGCTCCTTAACAGTTCGACGAACTTGATCGATTAAATCAATACGATCTGGTAGTTCAGTACGTTCTGTACATAGAGCCTTTAAATTCTTGTCCATTGCCTTTTTAATCAATTCAGGCGTCATAGTAGGCGCAAGGTTCTTCGTCGTATATAACGAGAAGGCCATCTGAATTCCGAAATCAGTACGTTTAATAACGCACTCTCTTCGAATAATGCGGTTTAATTCATATCCGCAAGGCATAAAATGTCCAATCAGCCATCGACCGCGTTTAACAACAGCGGGTGCTTTATCAGGTGAATTTGAGAGCGATAAAGCGACGAGCGAAGCAGTTTGATATTTTAGAAACTCTTCAAGCTCATCACGTAGAGCGAGACAAAAGTAAAAACCAATGTTTCGCATGATGCTCACCCAATCCATTTCCTTGTGTAACAGAATATCAAGACACTCGAGATAGCCTAACATCATAATGTGTGCTTTCTCAAATGAATCGTGAAACGCAGCCAAAATTATAGCATGAACCGTTTCACTACGAGATATCCAACGAACTCCTTTTCCATCGGAGTTTTTGTTGTGTGTGGGACCTTTAACCTCTTTGACTCGGTCAAGGAGGGAGCAGAAGACGTTGGTCAGACCGCGAGGACGTAAATCAAAAATTTGATAAACCTCACGTTCCAACTTCCCGTAATCTACGAGGAGTTTATCCGACGCCGATATTGCTAGCGCCACTTGTAGGACTCTGTCCTCCAAGTATTGTATTCGTCTCTTGAACTTGTCGCAGTAAAATGCCATGGTTCAGGGGTGTATTTAATTACAAC